TGGGCTCCGAAAGAAAAGATATAAATAAACTATCAGATTACCTACTTAATCATGCTATTGGCGTGGTTTACTTACCAACTGCTGTTTTATCCATTTTGCCAAAAATAAACTACCCAGCACTAAACGTTCTTATTTTTATAGGAGAACCCTGCGCACAATCCACTGGGACGTTCTGGTCTGCCAAAACCAAACTTTACAATACTTATGGCCCGACAGAATTTACTATTTATTCCACTCAAAAAAGAGCCGGTATAAAAAATATCAATAACATTGGCCGTCCAATATTCAATACCAAAGCACTTGTTTTAGACAGAAACGATAACCCGGTTCCAATTGGTGCAATTGGGGAGTTATACTTATCAGGTGTAGGGGCTGCCAGAGGTTATTTCAATAACTTAGATACCACAGAACAAAAATTCATATCAAATAAATTTCAATCCATTAATGAAGCCGAGAATAGAGACTATTCAAGATTGTATAAAACAGGAGACCTCGTTCGTTGGTTACCATGCGGGGACTTGGAATATATAGGCCGTTATGATGCGCAGATCAAAATTAATGGTTTCAGGGTAGAGCTAACAGAAATTGAAAATATTTTAAATAGTCATCCTTATGTAAAACAAAGTGTTGTTTTGGTACAAGAACCAAAAGGAAATGGTTCACCTAGTCCGAGCATCAATAAATATTTAATCGGATACTACGTACCTGATTTCGATCTTACCAAATGTGATGAAAAAGCTCATGTTAAAAATTGGGAAAACTTGTATGAATCTGAGTACGATGAATTAGAGACCCAAGATTACAAAGAAAATATCACTGGCTGGAAGAGCTCTTACACCGGCGAAGCCATTTCAAAAGAGGAAATGAATGAGTGGAAACTCGATACAATTAAAAAGATTCTAAATTTAGATCCAGAACGCATATTAGAAATCGGTAGCGGCACCGGCATGTTGCTCTTCAATCTGATCGATCACTGCCAGCATTATTATGCAACTGATTTTTCAGAACAGGCCATTCAATATACGAATGAGATTAGTCAACGTTTGAATTATCAAAACAAAGTCACGGTCATAAAAGCTGACGCAAAAAATTTACCTTTCGCTTCACTGAAAGAAAAATACATGACCGGAATTTTAAATTCTGTTGTTCAGTATTTTCCAACTCTAGATTATTTAGAAATAACTGTAAATAATCTGATAGAAAATATGGCTTCATCAGGAAAAATTTTTATCGGTGATGTGCGCGATTATAGATTGCTTAATTGTTTCCACTACTCTATTTTGAAATTCAAAAAGCATCAGATTAGTTCTCAAAAAATTAATTTCCTTGAAAACAATGAAAAGGAACTCGTAGTATCCCCTGATTATTTTCTACATCTCAAAAATAATAATCCTCGAATTTCTCACATTGAACTACTTCCTAAAATGGGCGTAGCTACTAATGAAATGAATCTTTATCGATACGATGTCGTTTTGCATATTGGTGGTGACCACACATCCTTTAATAATATTGATTCAACAGACTTTATTGAAATTAAAAATATAGAGGAGTATGTATCAAAAAATTCGTCTCAAATAATTACTTTTCAATATCCAAATAAAAAAATAGTTAGAGAATATATTGAGTGCGAAAAGATATATGGCAATGACATAACAATAAGTAACAAAGAAATCGAAGAAATTTTGTCCATACCGCAGATTGAACAATTGTTAAAGAAGTATGGTTTCGAATCTCAATTTTATTTGTCCTTAGAGTCGCCAATGATGTTAAACATAGTAGGCTCTGGTCGGGGAAAAGGTAATCACAACAAAGTGGTGATTAATTATGATGAAAAAAGGCGATTACCTCTCTGCGGTTATGCAAATAATCCATTAATGAATATAAGGCTAATTAAAGATAAAAAGAACGAAGAAATAAAGACATGGTTGCACAGTAAATTGCCTAGTTATATGGTGCCCACGTATCTGATACCTTTGAAAAAATTACCTCAAACCCCAAGCGGCAAACTTGATCGTAAAGCATTGCCTGAGCCTGATTTTTTAGTTGCTGAAAGTTATTGTGGCCCCCGCACTAAGCAAGAGAAAGAGTTTCAAAGAATTTTTGCGGAACTTTTGGGATTATCTGCCAATTCAGTTAGTATCAAGGATAGCTTTTTTGATATGGGCGGGAATAGCCTTTTGGGTATTATATTAATAAGCAAATTAAATAACTTTTTTGCAACAAATATTAAAATCCGCGATATTTATAAATATAACAGCATTGAAAAATTAAGTGAATTATTGGGTTTTTCAGTCAATACTCTGCATTGAAAAAAATACTTCATCTATTGCAAATGGCAACCCACCGGAGAATAAAGTGCTTAGCGAATTAATAATAAAGGATAGTGATGCTTTCTACAATATTATCAGACTCATCAAAAATCCTGTTTATTGGAAAGATAATGATGGTCGATATTTAGGGTGCAATCAATATCTGTTAAAACTGCTTGGGTTAGAAAACCAGGAGCATATCATTGGAAAAACAGATGCTGAATTATGGGATCCTCTTGAGGTGGGTAACGTTCAATGGGTCGAAAGCGATCAGCTTGCATTAAAAAATGGCGAGTGTGCAATTGAAATATCTAAGACAATTTCTGATGAGAAATTTTTTTTTGCTTTAATAAAATCTAGATTAGCAGATAAAAACGGGAAGGTGATTGGCATACTTGGTTTTTTAACCGAATCACCAAAGCCAATACCGCAAGATACTATCTATAAGATGAACATTTTCAAGGACCAGATTGTCGCAGAAAAAGAACATCAAATGACACAGATAATAGATCTTGTTAATGCGAGCATCTATTGGAAGGATAAAGAAGGGCACTATTTAGGTTGTAATAAATATGTGATAAATATGGCCGGATTAAGCGATAGAAGCCAAATTATTGGCAAAACAGATGCCGATCTTATCTGGAAGGCTAACGCTGTTAAATTAATGGAAATCGATAATAATGTTATTAATAATGGTCGCTATACGGGAGAAGAGAAGATTACTACCGCAAATGGATCAGAAGACATATATTGGACCGTCAAAAACCAGTTAATCGATAGTCAAGGTAACATAATAGGCACAATCGGTACATCGCTCGATATCAAAGCCCAAAAGGAGGCCGAACGTCTTCGATTAGAAAGTGAGCGCCAAAAAGTCACTCTGCAAGAACAAGAAAAATTTGCCCAACTTGCTCGCAAAGTAGCACATGACATTAATTCTCCCTTAGCCTCACTAAAAATGATGATACCGATGTGCGGCGAACTCCCTGAAAATAAACGAACATTGTTAAACAGAGCAGCAGAGGGTATTTTAGACATCGCTAATAACTTGTTGAGTAACTACCATAAACAAAACCCCGATACATCTGAAGTTGAGTCACGTCAACACTTGTTGGTTTCCGACCTATTAATACAGCTATTAAGCGAAAAGAAAATGCAATACCGTAATTGTCCGGTTACGCTTAAAACTGCTATCGCCACAGATGCCCACTTTGCCTTTATTAAAATGCAGCCAACAGAATTCAGGAGGGCTATGTCAAACCTGATTAACAATGCGGTTGACGCATTGGAAGGCAGTAGCATTAGTGGTAAGGTCACAATCCATTTAACGGTTGATACCAACGCCGTTGTGGTGAAAATTCAGGATAATGGTAAGGGCATGACTGCTGCCATGGTAGAAAAAATGCAGAACCGTCAGAGTTTTACTGAGGGTAAAGAAAATGGACATGGATTAGGGTTACAGCAGGTGTGGGATACCCTTGAGTACAATCAGGGAACTATGGATGTGCAGTCAGTTTCAGGCAAAGGCACGTCCATCCAACTCACTTTTCCACGAATTGCTGCATCAAGCTGGATTGCACAAGATATTCACCTTATTCCTGACAATATTATCGTCATACTGGATGACGATGAATCCATTCACACAGCATGGGATTTACGATTTGCTTCACTGCTGATGTCGTACCCAAGCTTAGAGATACATCATTTCACACAGGGGCAGGCAGCGCTGGATTTTCTGGCCAAACTAAGCCAAGAACAAAAAGATCTCGTTGTGTTTCTCAGTGATTACGAATTACTGCAGCAAAGAAGAAATGGCTTGGAAGTAGTGAAAGAGAGCGGAATAAAACGCGCCAGGTTGGTAACTAGCTATTATTCCAATTTAAAAATCAGGGAGGAAATTGACCGGTTGGGAATTAAAATATTGCCGAAGCAAATGGCGTCCATTATTCCGATTCTTTTTATCAACGAGAGCGCATTGAGTGATACGAGTAACTCTATGTTGCCTAAACACATCGGGCCTGACACGCCAATTCAAGTTATCTCTCCAGCGTCTCCCCCAAATGAGAAGCCAGCCGTACAGAAAGCGCCCCTTGTTTTGTTGGACGACAATCAAGTTTTTGCTGATTCCCTTATGTTCCGGTTCGCCGACAGCAAAGTAGTCACGCACTATCCTGACCCAACAGTATTTTTAGGCGAATGCGAAAAATACGCCAAAGACACGCCAATCTGTATCGACAATAATTTTGGTGTGGGTGTTGATATCAATGGAGCACAAGTTGCTGAACGGCTACATGCGCTTGAATTTACGCGTTTGTTTATCGTTTCTGGCGACCGTTTTGCACCCGGTGCTTTCCCTGAATATGTCACCCTGATTGAAAAAACGAATTTAGAACTGCTGAATACACTCTGAATTTTTCCATTACTTAGATAGCGGAAATTTGAAGGAGAAAAATAGGGAATTTTTCTTAATATTGCTGGCGTTGTCGCCCGCTTTTTATTATTTCGATTATAAAAAATACTAATTATGAACTTACAATGCCGGGTTAGTTTTACCCACCGTATGTGAGTCTCATGAAAAAAATTCTGATCGTAGAAGACCACCCTGTCTTTGCTGAAGTAACTAAATATTTACTGTTGAAAATGGATGCATCTTTAGAAATAATTATTACATTATCAGCGGAAACTGCCATAGAAACATTTAAAACCAAAAAACCGTGGTACCGGATATTCATGGATATCGATATCCCCGGAGCGTATGGTCTTACATTAGCGCGTAGGCTTCAAAAACTGGGTGTCGCTGAAATCACTACGATAGTGACTGGTTTCGGTAATCAGCAGTGGAGCGCAGAGGCTCAAAAAATGGGCATGCTCGGTTACATCAGTAAGGTCGCTTCTTACGCTGAATACATTGCTTCTCTCAATTCTGTATTGGACGGAATTCGTGCATTTTCTAATGCGGAACAATCTGTAGACGATGTTCCACAGTTAACGCGTCGGCAGCTTGACTTGTTGTGTCTATTACATAGAGGTCTGACGACTCGTGAAATAGCTAAGCAGTTAGCCGTGACGGAAGGGCATGTCAACAATGTCTGTCAAACGTTAAAAACTGCATTACGTGCAAAGAGTCGGTCACACGCCATTTCAAGAGCTGTTGAATTGGGTCATATCAATGTGCATGACTGTCAAAAAATATTGCACTGAAATTCGTGAGACATCCGTTCCGTCATGGTTTAGAAAAAATATCGCATGGTGTTGTTTAAAGGATTCATTCCAGCAGTAGCACCAGTTCAAACTTGCAAGACTGAGTCATAAATAATAGTTCCCCTTCTACAAAAATTCCCGCTAAAAATTTAGTACCTCTCCGCCTCAAAAAAAGGGGACATTCAATTGAGCGTACTCTGGTTGTGCCTTACCGAACTCAAATTCACTGCTTTTTTTCAACATAATTTCAAAGATATTCGGGTGAGGCTCCGGCATTTTCATTTTCAAAACCATGAGAAAGTAAATGTATTTAATGACGTGGCGGGTGATGGAATGTGTCACAATAATATCAAAAGTTTAACTTAAGTCACTTGTTAAGAAATTCAAAGCGGGCACAAAGTTCAACTTTTTACCTTTTTGTGACAACCTCGGATGGCTGGTTAGAAAGCCGCATATCAACCCGTCACCTGTTGAGCTTGCGGGCGGAAACTGGGAATATAGCGTTTTCAGGCCAGCCACCGGTTTCTAGTCTATTTTTTCCACCAATACCACCTCAGTTAACTTGAAAGTAATGGTTCGTGAATATCCAAGAAAAACAAAAAATGCTCAATGACGCTTTTATAAAAATGTCAGAAGAGGCGCAGGACGTTGTGTTGAAAATGGTAGTTTCGTTTGCTGAAAAGCATCCGAGGAAACCGCATTTGAAGCTGGTTTTGGTGAAGAAATGAATTTGAAATTAAGGTGTAATCAAATGGCGTTAATTATTTTTTCGCAGAAAGAAACACGTTAGGAACTTTAGGCGCATTTTCAGCTGCGCTTTCTATTAAAGAGCGTCCAATTTCATCTGCTTGCCGATATTGCGTGAGCAACCTAATTTCATTTGCATCGACATGGATTAATGATAATTGCGATGCATGAACGGTGTTAATGATGTTGATTGAGGAGGTATCGCGTGATGGATGGGAGCTACTCTTTTTTAAACTCTCTTCAAAATCGGTATCCATGATGCGGTCAGTTGCACCAACGGCCTTTTCAATGTTACGTGCCGCGTTATCGCCAATACTGCGCCCGCTGCGGTAGGTATCCGATAAAAATTGGGTGAGTTGCGATTTGCTGTAGCCAAATATGCGCTCAAAGTTCGCACGACTTCCACCTGCTTTTACAGCAATCCAAAATTCAAGCCATTTACGGCGATTCTCAAAAATATTCATAGGTCACCATTAAAACAGAATTCTCTAAACATTTGGTAAATAATATACTTTACTTAAAGTTTATATTATTCTAAACTTCGTTCCATTAAATTTTACTAATGAATAACAAAAATTATTTGAGGAGCATGTAATGAGTATTGCATTAATGACCTTAGCATGGAAATCAACGATGCCCAGTGGTCGCAAAATGGTGCTGCTAGCGCTGTGCGATAGCGCGAACGATCAGGGCGAATGTTATCCATCCGTCGCCATCCTCGAAGAAAAGTGCAGTATGGGCGAACGAACGGTGCAGCAGCATGTCAAACAGTTAGAAACTGACGGAATAGTTCGTCGCGTTATGCGCAGCGGCAGAAGCACAATTTATTACATCAACCCCAGCAAAATTAGCATCCCCGCGGAATATAACCCCCCTCAAAGCTTGCACTCTCCCCCGCAGAATTCGACGCTACCGCCTCCGCAGATTTCGCACCGACCCCCTACGAATTTCGCACCCATAACCGTCAAAGAACCATCAATTGAACCATTACCTAACCGTGGTGGTCGAACAGCGCGACAAAAAACGGCATTGCCAGTGGATTGGCAATTGCCCAAAAAAATGGGGGAATGGGCATTGGTCGAATATCCGAACTGGTCAGCAGAGCATTTACGCAAGGTAGCGGAGAAATTTCACGATCACTGGCTATCAAATGGTGGTGTCAAAAAAGATTGGGAAGCCACATGGCGCAACTGGTGTCGCAACGAATCGCGTGCATGGACTGCATTGCCCCGAGCAACACCCGCAAGAGGATTTGAGTCCGAAAAGGACAAAGCGCGCAGAGCAGTAGCGGAAGCAATTTCAGGGGCGGGAGGAGCACATGGAAGCATCATCGATATTGGATCAGGCACAGCCATCCGTACCAATGCAGTGGGTTGAAAAGCTGTTTAGCAGAATGCAAGCTTGCTACGGTAATCGCTTTCTGGACATGTTTGCCAATGCCAATATGGACGATGTCAAAGCCGTATGGGGACAGCAAATGCATCTGTTGTCCAAAGAAGAGTTATGCCGTGGCGTGGCAGCATTGATGACCCGCGAATGGCCGCCATCGTTGCCGGAATTTTTTAAATTATGCAGACCAACGATAGACGCACAAATCGCTTTTTACGAAGCGTTGGAACAAGGGCTTGCACGGGAAGAAGGCAAACCAAACGTCTGGTCAAGCCCGGCCATTTACTGGGCATGGCGTGCCATCGGTGGGTATGAATTCCGGGCACAATCGTTCGCGTATTTAAAGGGGCGTTGGAGCAAACTTTTATCGGATGAAGTAGCCAAAGGAGCGTGGCCTCCAATACCGGAAACCGCGTTGCAGATAGGTGTCAACCTGAAGTCGACGGAGATGTCGGCGCATGGTGTTGCTGAACTTGGCAAAGCAATTCACCGCTTTCAGTCGAAATCAATCGATCCCAATGTCGATCATCTGCAATGGGCGAAAGAAATCGAACGCAAGATGCAACTCGGTGAGTCAGTACCATTGATTGCAGAAAAGATGGCGCAGGAAGCGTTACGTCTCAGACGTGCACAATAAAAAATATGTCCATAAAACTTAAGGGAACACCATGCGAGCAAACAGAAAAATTGAAGAGTATTTTATCGAACAGACACCGCTCGATCTATGTTTGGATTGCTGGGTACGCTGGCTCGAATACGATGATTTGGACATAGGATGGCGTGGTAAATCCATCGGATTAGTGGGGGATACAGGACGCAGTTCAGAGCAAATCTATTTTGCTTTAGAACGTGATGCGGGAATGGCAGTGGACGCCATGGTCGAGAGTTTAAAAACACATCACGCATGGGCGATACGTAAACGATGCTCGGTGGCGACGGTGTGGCGGTTCCCTCAATTGAATTTTTTTGCCGTTGTTGTTGAGGCAGAAAAAGAATTAGAAAAAAAATTAAAAAATAATGTTGCAACGCGGAGTTATTTCTACTAATATTCGGCTTGGACGGAAAACTTACGTCCAAAGAAAAGTTAGCTCACTTCGGTGGGCTTTTTTTATCGGCGTGACAAAACGAATAATTTCATTGGTGTGCTTTCAATAAATATTCCTTTTTACCTATCGCCTACCAATTGATATGCTTGTGCGTTGGCAATGTAATTAATGATAAGGAATTTTAATGGATGAGCTAGAACAAATTCAGCAACAAATTAGTGCACTTCAAAAGAAAGCAGAAGAAATTGCAAGACAAAATAGATCTGTTGTCATTGACGAAATCAAGGCAAAAATTAAAGCTTATTCTCTGACTGCAAAGGAGTTAGGATTAGTAAATAAAGGAGTTTCCCTCAAAAGCACCTCCCTTAAAGGCTCTACTGCTGCTGTCAAATATAAGCAGGGCGACGATACGTGGACAGGCAGAGGAAAACAGCCCAAATGGGTGGCGGATTATATTGCCAAAGGTGGCAACTTAAACGACTTGCTTGTGAAGTAAAAAATACATTCACTCAATAAAAAGCCCGATTGTTAATTCAGTCGGGCTTTTTTCATGGGAAAAATTAAATGGTAAGTCGTGCTAAATCAGTTTGTCGTCGTGCTGGTTGCGGCGTATTGATTGAGGTGGCCGGTTACTGTGCCAAACATACTCAACTCAAACACAGTGAAGACAATGCCCGACGCGGCACAGCGCACGAGCGTGGTTATACCAGCGCGTGGGTGAAGGCAAGGCGTTATTATTTACAAGCGCATCCATTGTGTGTGTACTGTCAGCGTAAAGGAATTATTCGCGCCGCTTCAGTGGTTGATCACATCAAACCGCATCGCTTGAAAGAAGCTATCGATAGCGGTAATCAACAAGCAATCAGACAAGCGCAAGGGCTATTCTGGGATAGCAAAGGCAACTGGCAGGCCTTGTGCGGCCCACATCACAACAGCACGAAGCAAGCAGAGGAATGCGCCGCAAGAAAGCAATGACGGGATGGAGGGGGCGGGACGAAAGTTCAACTCTATTTTGAAAAAGACCGCCAGTTTCGTCTAATTTTGCGCGCGTAACATTTTCAGGATGGGGGGGTGTTCAAACCAGCCCATTAATTCAACAGGTAGTGCCAACAGCAGAACAGCACCAACATGAGCGTAGCAAGCCGATTTACCGGGCTGCCGAGCGTGAATAACGCGTTAGCAGATTCTGGTAAGGGGCTTGGCTCGTCCATCGTTTCTGAAATTCCAGATATGCCGACTAAATTATCGGCAACCGAAAAAAAGATCTGGCAGCACGTCACTCAAGCATTATTGGAATACGGTCTTATCCATCGCACAGATGGTTTGATGTTATCGATCATCTGCCGGACGTATGTGGATTGGGTTGAAGCAACCGAAGAGCTTGAAAAATATAAAGACACTAACGGTGGCAGCTACATTACGGAAACTGCCAACGGTTATCGCCAACCACATCCGTTGTATTACGTCGTGCGCGACCATAAGAAATCCTTATTGGACTGGCTGCCGGAAGCAGCATTGACCATCCCCAGTTTTCAGAAAATTAAAGGGTCAGAAACCGCATCCCCGCAAGGCGATTTATTTGCTGACCCGATTGCAGAACATAAACAACGAAAAGCGGAAATTGGTATGCGCTTAGTCAAAACGGACTAAGCCCATGCAAAAGATGAATTTAAATGACCTGCGTTCTTATGACTGGGAAGCATACGGTCGCGCGGTCATGTCCGGTGAAATAGCGGTTTGTAAATGGACAAAGCTAGCCGTAGAGCGCCACTACCGTGACTTGGGCAAATGCGAAGCAACCGGATTCTGGTTCAGCGATGCCCACGCTCAACACGCGCTGGAATCGTTTCTATTCCTGCGTCACTCCAAAGGTGAATGGGCAGGAAAACAATTAGAGCTCGCACCGTGGCAACAATTCTGGGTCGCATTAGCGTTTGGTTGGATGCGTCACGATGGCACAAGGCGGTTTCGTGAAGTCTGGGAAGAGGTGCCGAGAAAAAATGGTAAAAGTACCAAGCTCTCTGGCATCGGTTTGTATTTGTTTTTCTTTGATGGTGAAGGCGGTTCTGAAGTGTATACCGCTGCAACTAAAATGGATCAGGCCAAAATCACGCACGATGAAGCGATACGCATGGTGAAAGCCAGTCCGCAATTGCGTCGCCACATTAGTGAACGGCGCAGTGAATTATTTATTAAAGATAAAGCCGATAAATTTGTACCGCTAGGTCGCGATTCCAAATCGATGGATGGATTAAATCCGCACGGCGCGATATTAGATGAAGTCCACGCCCATCCTGACCGCACCATTTTTGACGTGATCAAGTCCGGCCAAGGTTCACGCTTACAACCTATGCTCTGGCAAATCACCACGGCCGGATTTGACTTAAGCAGTTTCGGGTATGAGCAGCATTGTTACGCAAAAAAAGTACTGGAAGGCGTAATCGAAGACGATGACTTCCTCGGAATTATCTACACCGTCGATGACCGGGAAAAGTGGGATGACCCTATCGAATGGGCAAAAGCCAATCCCAATTTAGGGGTATCGGTATATGAAGCTGGATTACATGGCGCATGCGAACGCGCTAAAACTCAGCCTAGTGAGCAACCCAACTTTAAAACTAAGCGCCTCAATATCTGGCTATCTGGTGGCGAATCATGGATACCTGTTGCCGACTGGCGTAAGTGTGGAGATAAGACATTACGTCTGGAGGATTTCGCTGGTCAGGAATGCTGGATAGGCATTGATTTAGCAGAAAAAAGTGACATCGCTGCTGTATGTCTGGTGTTTAAACGCTACCGTCAGTTCTACGTCTTTTTTAGACTCTATCTCAACGAATACGAAGTCAATAAACAGGAAAATCAGCACTACCGTCGCTATCAGCAACGCGGTGAACTGATTGTTACGGAGGGTAATGCCACGGACTTTGATGTGATTCGACATGACATCAAACGCTTTGCGCAACAGTTCGATGTCAAAGAAGTGCCTTACGACCCCAAGTTTGCCGCGTATTTCGTTGCAAAATTAGCTGAGGATGGTTTGCCGATGGTGGAAATCGCGCAAACTGCATCGCACTTCACTCTGCCCATTATCGAAATAGAAAATCAAGTCTTAACCTGTGAATTGCATCACGAAGGAAATAGCGCTGTGGAGTGGATGATAGCCAATGTGGTGATGCGTGAATCCCAATTTAGCGGTTTAAGACACCCGACGAAAAACAAGCCAGACGAAAAAATTGATGCGCCGGTGGCCATGTTAATAGCCATGGGGCGCGCCCTGATGTATGTCGACAATGGAAATTTAAATGACTTTATTTTTGATCCGGTCTACGTCTGAATGAACCTGACTAGCAAAGCCATTCACTGGCTAAAAAAATCTATTGCAGGGACGGTCACGACAATGCAATCCGGTTTCATCGGGATGGAATCTTATTCCGGTAAAGCCGTCACCGTTCAAACCGCAATGCAATTGGCCGCTGTGTGGGCTTGCGTGCGGTTAATTTCAGAAACCATCGCGACGTTGCCACTGCAAATTTACGAGCGAGATACCAATGGTGGGCGTCATATTGCCAAAGATCACTGGCTCTACACCATCGTTCACGACCAGCCCAATGCCAATATGACAGCGGTGGAGTTTTGGGAATCGGTTGCGGCCCAACTCTGTTTATGGGGCAATGCGTACTGTTTTAAAACGTATTCCGGTAACAAGATTATTTCATTAGACCCGCTCAAGCCAGCGCAGATGCACGTTAAAACGGATGCAAATGGTGATCTGATTTATTTGTATGTGACTACGAAGGGAATTCAAACCTACACCGAGCAACAAGTCTGGCATTTAAAAGGCTTCGGTATTGATGGCTTGATTGGTTTGTCGCCTGTCTCGTATGCACGTAATAGTTTGGGTGCCTCTATGTCAGCTGATGAAGCATCTGGAAAAATATTCGCTAATGGCATGCGTGCTGGTGGTGCGTTACAAATGACGCAAATCTTAACGCCAGCTCAGCGTAAAGAAATCCGCGAATCGATGGCGGAGCAATTAACGGGAACCGCAAATACAGGCAAGTTGATGGTGTTGGAAGGTGGTTCGCAGTATCAACCGATTTCGATGAATCCAGAAGACGCACAAATGCTGGAAACCCGTGCCTTTCATGTTGAAGAAATCTGCCGCTGGTTTCGTGTGCCGCCATTTATGGTTGGTCATTCCGAAAAATCCACCAGTTGGGGAACCGGATTAGAACAACAAATGATTGGCTTTCTCACCTTTGCATTACGCCCGTATTTAACACGTATTGAACAAGGCATTAAGAAAAGCTTGTTATCTCCCACAGAACGCACAAAGTACTTTGCTGAATTTGCGTTGGAAGGACTCATGCGTGCAGACAGTAACGCGCGTGCCGCTTTGTATTCTTCTGCTTCACAAAACGGCTGGATGACGCGTAATGAAATCCGTGATTTAGAAAACCGTCCACCTTTATCCGGTGGCGATGAATTGACGGTGCAAAGCAATCTGGTGCCGATTAATGTCCTTGGAAAAGTGACTTCGACAATGGAAAAAGAACATGCACCATAAAAATACCAGCATGAAAATCAGGGGCTTCGATCTGGATGTAAAAACAGTCGCCGAAGATGGCACATTCACTGGCTACGGTTCTGTGTTCGATGTCATCGACAGTTACAACGAAGTCGTTGCCGCAGGCGCTTTCAAAAACAGCTTAATGACGCTTGCCGAAAAAGGCAGGTCGTTACCTATTCTGTGGCAACACCGAACGGGTGAGCCCATCGGTGCATGGGAAAACTTGAAAGAAGATGCACACGGCTTATTAGGAAAAGGCACGTTGTGGTTAGACGAAGCGCCCAATGCCAGAGTTGCCTATAAAGGCATGCAATCCAGAGCGATTACCGGACTGTCGATTGGTTATTATGTTAAAGCGTCCAGCTACAACGAAAAATCTGGCATCCGTACATTAGAAGAAGTGGAACTGGTGGAGTGCAGCATTGTGACTGTTCCAGCGAACGACGATGCCAGAATTAACGTCGTCAAAGCGCAAATAGCGCACGGCAACCTGCCCAATTTACCTGATTTTGAAAATCTCCTGCGTGAGGCAGGTTTTTCTAAAACACAAGCCGCTGTTATCGCCAATCATGGCTTGAAACATTTGCTTCTACGTCACTCCGATGACATGAATAGCACCAGCGATTTTACAAACGCATTTACCCAGTTAATTACTCAATCCAACGAATTCACTCTCCCCATTTTTTAAGGAAAACCATGCAAACCATTCAACACAATGACCGGGCCGACAATCAACTTGAATTAAAAGCATTGAATGATGCGTTATCAAGACGTGACACCGAAATTAAATCGTGGTGCGAAAAGGCGGGTGAGGAATTCAAAAGTATCGGAAAAACCAGTAACGAAACAATACAAGCATTACAAAAACTGTCCGAAGGCGGCATCGAAACGAACGCACGCTTACTGGAAGTGGAACAGAAATTAGCACGACGTGGTAACGAGGCAGAGCCGCAGCAATCAAAATCCATCGGTGCCAATTTCACCGACTGCGATGATTTCAAACATCTCGCTTCTAAAGGACGTGGCATAGCCCGATTAAGCCTGAAATCCGTCACCAACATCACCAGCATTAACAACGGCACAGGTGGCGTGGGTGTCGGCATTCGTCCAGAACGTCTTGCCGGAATTAATGCAGAACCTGACCGGCCAATGACGATACGCCATTTGATCATGTCTGGTCGAACGTCATCCAATGCCATTGAATACGTCAGAGAGTCCGGTTTTCAAAACAGTGCAGCAATGGTGGCAGAAGGAATGCAGAAACCACAATCGGATTTATCGTTCGATTTGGTTACCACCACCGTTAAAACATTAGCGCACTGGGTGCGTGCCTCCAAGCAGGTCTTAGCTGATTTGCCGATGCTACAAAGCTATATCGATGGGCGTCTGCGTTACGGCCTAATGTACGTTGAAGAACAGCAACTGCTAGCCGGTGACGGTACTGGGCAAAACTTACTCGGATTAATCCCGCAAGCAACGTCATTCAATGAAGCATTGCGTGGCAATGGCGATACGCCGATTGATCTATTACGCCGTGCCATTTTACAAACACGTATCGCGGAATACCGTGCCAGCGCGATTGTAATGAATCCAGTTGACTGGGCTGGCATTGAATTGCAAAAAGACAGCACAGGGCAATATTTGTGGGTCAACGTCAGCACCGGCGGCGAGCCAAAAATGTGGCGACTTCCTGTGGTAGATACGAACGCCATGCCGGTTGGCAAATTCATGGTCGGCGCATTCAACATGGCAGCACAGGTGTTTGATCGAGAAGATGCCAACGTCGAAGTATCAACGGAAGATGGTGACAATTTCACCAAAAACATGGTCACGATTCGTGCAGAGGAACGACTGGGATTAGCCGTATTTCGTCCGCAATCCTTTGTGTACGGCAGCTTTGCAAAAGCAGAGTGAGTAATCATCGAAACTCAACATAGGAAGGGCTGAGAAATCAGCCCTTTTTTACAATGAAAATTACTATTTTAAAAACACATCAATCGAACGGCATCTGGTTTCATGCCGGAATGACCGTTGAAGAAAACGATTTGCGTGCGCAAGAATTAATTCGCGCCGGACTAGCTGTCGCTGTTGTTGAAAATGAGGATGAGAAAGAAGTAGAAGTGGCTCGTCAGGCTAACAATAAAGCGGCTTCAACTGCTAAGCATAAATAATGCTCCTGACAGAAGCACAGGCGTTAGCACATCTTCGCATTGATGCCGGAGATGAGCCGAATTTGTCGCTGTACATGAGCGCAGCAGAGCAGGCAGCGGCTGACTATACGTGCCGGACTTTTTACGCCAATGCTATCGAGCTCAAGTTTGCTGTTGAAAATGGTACCGCAGGTCAACATCCGCTGGTTGTCAATGATGCCATTCTCGCTGCGATGTTACTGATATTGGGTCACTTATATATGAACCGGGAAGATGTCGTGATTGGTCTTACTCCAACCGAACTACCGATGAATTCGCGTTACTTATTAGCTCCTTATCGGGCTGGAATGGGGGCCTAATGCCAATTCGTTCAGGATACCTGTCAACTAAAGTAGCCATTCAACAACCTGTTACAGAACAGGATGAATCCGGTCAACCGATGAATACGTGGGTAAATCTAGCTACCGTCTGGGCGAATTTAACGGATATCTCTGGCCGTGAATTTATTGCTTCATCTGCTTTGCAAAATACCGTACAAACAAAAGTCACGATTCGATATCGCGCTGGAATTCTCCCCGCCATGCGGGTCATACACCAAGCGAACATCTACCACATCGAAGCCGTATTGGGGCAGGATAGAGCATCGCTGCTGTTGATGTGTTCAAGAGGAACTGGCAATGGTTGAATTCAACCTCACGATGAAAGAAGACTTCACAGCGGGGCTAAATCGTCTCGAAAGCAAGGTCCGTGAAAAGGTTTTGCTTTCAGGTGCCGCAACGATGGCGAAAGCGGTCTACGATGAAGCCAAACTAAACGCATCACGACACATAAAAACAGGTACGCTACACAATGCCATTTATCGCGTTTATGCTAAAGACAAAAGCACCGACAGCAAAATCACTTACGAAATCAGCTGGAACAAAACGGTAGCACCACACGGGCATTTAATCGAGTTCGGTACATCACGCGCACCGGCTTATCCGTTTATCCGCCCTGCTTTTGATCACATTCATCAAGCAATACAGACGGGGCAACAGCGTATGCAGGATGTGATGAAAGGAAGCGCATGAGCGTAGAAGCGACGATTTTTAATGCATTAAAACACTTGGTGACAAACCGTATTTATCCCGACATCGCACCAGAATCAGTCAGGCGACCGTACATCACCTTTCAACAAATCGGTGGTCGGTCAGTAAATTTCCTGAGCGCGGAACTTCCTGAGAAAAGAAACAGCCGCTTTCAACTCAATGTTTGGGCGGACAGTCGTTTGGATGCAGCAAAGATAGCCAAGCAGGTAGATGAAGCATTGCGACAAGTCAACGCGCTACAAACAACCGTACTCAGTGAACCAGTCGCCACAGTGGAAGCAGAAACCAAACTGTACGGCACACGCCAAGACTTTAACTTTTGGTTCTGAACTCACTAGTTAAAACGTCTTCAAGCATTTACAACTAAGCACCTTCTGGTGCTTTTTTACGTCTGAAAGGACACTTATGAGCATTTCATTACCCAACGGCGCACAAATCGCCATCGCAACGAGTTACGCCGCAGCTGCACCAATTACCTCCATCTCAAACAGTACCTCTGCAGAAGTCACTGCGGACAATACACTGACAGAAGGTGACATGATTGAAGTCACCTGCGGCTGGCCGCTCTTAACGGAAAAAGTAGTGCGAGCAAAATCAGTAACGCCAGCAACGTTTATTTTAGACGGCATCGACACTGGAAGAGAAACAAAATATCCCATCGGTAGCAGCGCAGGAACATTCCGAAAAATTAATGGATGGACATCGCTGTCACAAATTCTGAGTAGTAGCAGCAGTGGTGGCGAGCAGCAGTTTTTGGAATACCAATTTTTAGAAAGCGATACCCAAAAGCGTATCCCTACATTTAAAAACGCTGCCGGCTTAACCTTCACCGTCGCTGACGATGCAACCCAAGCAGGATATCTGTTAGCCGCTGAAGCCAATGAAGACCGACGACCACGCGCTGTACGCATCACCTTACCAAACGGTGGCGTACTACTTTATAACGCGTATATCTCGATGAACAAAACGCCGAAATTATCCGTCAATGAAATCATGAGCGTGGACATTACGTTGTCATTGCTCACCGAACCAGTGAGGTACTAATCATGGGTAAATTAATCCTGCAACCCAATCCGCAATTCAAAGGCATAGTAGAAATTCCCCGTGCCGGAGAAAATCCAGCCACTATTGAATTTACGTTTATTCATCGCACAAAATCCGCATTGGATGAATTCATCAAAACGCGTTTTGGAGAGAGCGACGTCAACTCCTTTATGGCAATGGTGTCAGGCTGGGAGTTAAAAGATGAATTTAATGTAGATAACGTAGCTGCACTGTTAGAAAACTATATCAGCGCAGCACAGAAAACCTATCAGGCGTATGTACACTTACTGGTTCAGGGTAAAGAAAAAAACTAATAGCGGCGGCACGGTTTTTATATACCGTACCGCCGAGCGAATCGGAACTGGCCATGTTTGGCCTGACTATGCAGGAAGTCAATCCTGATATGGAAATCTGGCCGGATAATTTGGAAGCTGTGCAGTGTTTTATTGGGCTTTCAACCCAATGGAAATCGGGGATGAATGGGGTTAATGGCCTTGATTATGCGGCTATTTCGATTGTGATGGAAATGAATGATGTGACGAATAAAAGAATGGTATTTGGAGAGCTGCAGATTATGGAGAGGGAGGTCCTTAGACTGATTCGAATTACTCGGTTGGATTAAGTTTTAATAGCCATCATTTACGATCACAGAACCTTGGATTGATGAGATTTCGCCTAACGTGCGAGGAAGCTTAAATTAATGCCTTGCTTATTTATTATGATCCTGTTGGTCCAAAATGAAATTCATAAGCCATTCGACTAAGAACGAGTCGATTAATGCATGACACAGTAACTTTTCTGTCTGAGATCGGCCGTCCGAAAAGAGCAAGATTTTGGATCGACTTGGCTTGTTCATTTTTTTTCAGCCTTGGGACTCGTCGATGTGACATACCGTAAGTAGTTGGGAGAGGCATTTGGCCGTTTCGAAGAGGACTAAAGTATGACGGGTATATGATTCCGTCAAATCCCGCGTTACGAGCAGCGTCAGCAATGGAGCGCGTTATTTTGTATGCATGTTTCCGCGCTAGGAACAACATATGTATACACATATCGAGGCTCTCAAATTCTGTCGTGCCTTCCTCTTCCAGTAAGATGGATAGGTCAAGAAGACGCAATGGCATTGTTGGAGTTAGTGTAGCTACAAATATTTCATCTTCTGCCGAAACACGACATTCATGGATACAAATTTCTAGATCTGGAGATGCATAGAGCACTGGGTTACCTACAGAATCAAGGCGCCCCTTTCCTGCATGGTTAGAAGGTGGGCTGTCGTACTCGTTTTTGTTTTCGGGGGCTATGGGGTTGATTCGGATACGATAGAACAAATCTGTAGTGCGTAGTTCTCTAACAGGATACTTATCCAAAACTCGATCAATTATCCCTTTTCTACGTCTTTTAATTTGAAGATCTTTAAGTGGTTCTATTTCGCCAATCATCCAAAGGCGAGGGCCATAATGGAAAAATCCCACGCCAAGAAGACGCTCCATGAGTTGGACGTCTTCAGTAAGCCAAGGCGCTATATTAATTGACGTTTTTTGATATTCATTGAACTGAATGAGTGGAGCGGCACCATAGCGGCGTCGCGATATCGATCCCCAGACAAAAAAACGGTGCGCAAGTGCGCCAACTCCCTCTAAAGGAAGCTTCTTGAATCCCTTGGCACCGCAATTTGGGCACGGGTCGAGATTGTCTTTACCGATTCTCTCTGCATCCAACTGCAGACCTTGATTGGAGAAACAGTGTGAGCAAGCAACGAAATGGATTTCTTTGATAGCCATGAAAACCTAACGTGTTTTAATTTTCATTTTTAGCGTCGATGGCTCTGCTGTCAAAGCCGGTATTGATGGTGCAAAACAGGCTATTTCCAGCCTGGGTGACGTTACCGAGCGCATTGCTACGAAGTCATTTATTTTCTTTATGATCTGCTACAAGTGAAGAGCTATATTTTTCATATAGCTGCTTAGCCCTTAATTGAAGATCAAGCGTTGCAATAATTTTTTCCTGCAATTGTAGAGAGTCAAGTTGTTCATAAGTGAAGCAGGTACGGATGAGTTGTCGCTTCAAGGATTCGTGTATGTGTGCATCGGTCTCCCATTCAGATAGCCATGTTTTCAAGTTTCCTGATTCACACATACCGTTAGCGGATGCACTTACTTCTCGTGACTGCTCGACATCCTCTAGTAGCGGGCATAACTTATTCATTATATGGAATGCCGAGTCGAGCTCTTTACGCAGCTCCGATCTAAGGTCTTGTGTTGTGTATTTATCGAACCGGCTATCAGTTATATGGTCCATGATATTTCTCCTTTTTAATTATTTAAATGTAGTGCACCTACCTACGTTAAAAAATTGTAAGCCAGCAGATTAAGGCTCATCAAATAGTCTGGTCAAACTATCTGCCTCAATAGAACACGGTAATTTCAAAAAATACCTAACAAGCAAACTCACTTCGGTGAACTTTTTCTATAGAAAATACAATGAGCGAAGTCATCGGTTCCGGCGTTATTCAAGTTAGCGTCGATGGCACTGCCGTGAAAGCCGGTATTGACGACGCAAAACGTTCTATCTCCAGCTTAGGTGACGTTAACGAAAAAGCAAGTGCTCGTTCATCACGCAGCATTGATAACTACGTCAAACGTCTTAATTTACAAAATCAAACGCTCGGCAAATCAACCCGGGAAATAGAGCTATACAAATTAAAGCTCAAAGGAGCGAGTGAAGAACAGGTCAAGGCAGCAGACTCAGCATTAAAACTCGCGGAATCGCAGCGCAAATCGGCAGATAATTTGCGTGCGCTTAAATCGGGGTTGATTGCCGTTGCTGCGGTGGCAACCTCGGCTGCTTATGCCATTTATTCGCTCAGTGGTCGCATGATTGAGCAAATCGCCAATTACCAAGATATTGCAGAAAAAATGGGTGACACAGCGGTGAATGTGTCGTCGCTTAAACTCGCTGCTGATTTATCCGGTGTGGCGTTAGATAGTGTCGCTGCTGCTTCCATTAAATTAACCGTGGCACTGTCTAAAACGGATGACGAAGCAAGTGCCGCTGGTACAGCAATTAAGGCGCTTGGTCTTGACTTCAACAAGTTTAAGTCACTCGCCCCGGTAGACCAATTGGATGCCGTGGCAAAAGCGATGTCGGGTTTTAAAGATGGGGCAGATAAAACGGCGGTGGCGGTTGCTTTGTTTGGTAAGGCAGGTGCTGCGATGATGCCGTTTTTAAATGATCTGGCTGAGCAGGGAAAGCATTACACCGGATTGACGCAGCAACAGATTGAGGCAACCGATGCTTACAGTAAATCCATCACGGCATTAAAAAATAGTTTTTCTACTTTTGGTGAAAAACTGGTCACCAACGCATTACCTACTTTATCGTCATTGCACACTGCCTTTGCTGATCTGGCAAAAGATGAATCGGCGTTGTCGGTAGTGTCCGACGTGTTGAATGGCACGCTGTCCGCAGGAGTAACGCTCTTTCAGACATTGGCTGTGGTTGGCTCGGAAGTTGGTTTCGTCTTTCTGGGTATTGGTCGTGAAATTGGTGCGATTTCTGCACAACTGGTGGCGTTGGCACATGGCGACCTCACCGGATTTAAAACGATCAGTAATGCGGTAAAAGAAGATGCGCAACGAGCGCATAGAGAACTGGACTTATTTCAACAAAAAATGATGTCGATTGGGCAGGAAAAGAATGCACGCGTAAATAGTGTTTTTCTGGCAGAAGAAAAGCCTTCCCTAAACGTAGCTGGTCTGGCAAAGGCTACTAACAAATCAGAATCCAGCCAGCTAGACAAAACGACGTTAAATGCGGATGTTGCCCGAATTAAACAAAATGCCGAAGAATTAACCAACGTCTATGCCAATGCAGAAAAAATTATGCAAGCGCATCGTGCTGCTGGCTTGCTTGCTGATAGTGACTATTACGCTGCAAAGCTGGGTTTTTTAAATTTAACTAGTCAAGCACAAGAACAGGCACTGCAAGCTGAGATAACTCGCTTACAAGCAGAAAAATCGGTTGGCAAAGATAAGATCGACATCAATACAAAAATTAGCGAAGTGAAGTTGAAATTAGCCAAGCTGCACGCTGATACGGCAACGAATGTGCAAATCAATTCCATTGCCGAAGTCGCCGCCATTAATAAAACGAAACACGCTTTTGATGAAGCGGCAGTTTCAGCGACCAACTATCTGGACGCAATCAATCGTCAAAATAGTCGTGATATTTCTGTCATCGGTCGAGGGAATGATTATGCCGCGCAGATGGATGTCGTCAACGGCATTGAAGATAAGAAAATAGGTGCAACGCAACGCTTAGACCGTGACAAGCGCAATGGCCTGATCGATGAACAAAGTTATAGCGATTATTTAGCCATCGTGAATGAGACCTATGCGCAGGAAATTGCGTTAGCAGAAAACAAAAACAGCACAATTAAAAATCTGCAATCGGACTGGATAAATGGTGCAAGTAGCGCGTTTGCTAATTACCGCGATCAGGCAATGAACGTTGCTGGGCAAACAGAAACTATCTTCACCAAAGGTTTCGATGGCATGACGAATTCGATTGCTGATTTTGTGATGACCGGCAAAGCTAACTTTGCTGACTTTGCGAAATCTATTATTGCCGATATCGTCAAAATGATGGTCAAGATGTTGGCGATGAAGGCGATTCAATCGATGGGAATGGGTTTTGCCGATGGGGGCGCATTTGAGGGTGGTGAGCAACAGTTCGCCAAAGGAAGTGCGTTCGATAGCGGCGAGGTAATGAAATTCGCCAACGGCGGCACGTTCACTAACCGCATCGTTGATCAGCCGACAAACTTTAATATGGGATTGATGGGCGAGGCGGGAGCGGAAGCCATCATGCCATTAACGCGCATGTCAGGCGGTGAGTTAGGTGTGCGTGCGATGGGTGGCGGTGGCGTGAGTTCCACCGTTCAGGTGAATGTGTACGTTCAGCAAAGCGGTGAAGCGAATGGGACAAGTAAAGTAGAAGCACCGTCAGGATTGAAGCAATTTGGCAATGAGTTAGCGGCGTTTGTGGATGCGCGCATCGGCAAATCAAATCGTGATGCCCAACGTCAGGGTGGCAGTTTATACAATCTAAAAAATGGACTGGCCTGATGAAGACATTCACCTGGACACCGACTGGCGAAGCGACCGGCACAACCCGATTCCGCGTTCTGAAAGCGCAATTTGGTGACGGATACGCACAAACCACGGTCGATGGATTAAATAACAAATCAGAGTCGTGGCCGCTGACGTTTTTAGGTAAACGCGACAAGATCATTGCCATCAAAACTTTTTTAGACGCAACCAACGGTGCGCAGTCATTTCAATGGACGCCGCCATTAGGAAAACCCCTATTGGTCAGAGCTAGTGAATACAGCATTACGCCTAAAGGCGGCGATGTGTATTCGTTAAGCGTGACGTTCGAGCAGGATTTTCAGCCATGATCAAGGCCGATGCACAATTGTTGGAAGCAGGACAGGTGGTGGAATTGTTTGAGCTGGACGCCACCAGTATAGGTGGTGATCATCTCCACTTTCACGGCTATCAAGATGTCGGCATTATTGTCTGGCAAAGTAAGGAATATACCGCATGGCCAATGGTCGCCTCCGGCTTCGCCCGTACCAGTGCGCAGCAGCCAGCTCCCACGCTGGCTGTGGGTAACGTGGAGGGATCCATATCGGCCATGTGCATTTATTTTGCCGATATGGTTGGAGCCAGACTTACGCGCCACACGACGCTCGGCAAATATCTGGATGCAGTGAATTTTGCTGAAGGCAACCCCAGCGCAGACTCATCACAAGAATTTCCTCTGGATATATGGACGATAGAACAGAAGATTAGTGAAACCAGCGAAGTCGTCGAATTTGAATTATCCAGCGCGCTCAATTTTCAGGGTGTCCAACTCCCGCGCCGTCAGATTGTTGCTAACGTGTGTACGTGGTTAAGTACCGGTGGCTATCGTGGAAGTTATTGTGGCTATACAGGATCAGCGATGTTTGATAAAGACGGCAATCCTGTTGAGAGTAGTGGATTAGATCGTTGCGGCGGGAAACTATCGGATTGTAAAAAACGCTTTGGCGAGTTTGACGTACTTAACTACGGCAGCTTTCCAGCCGCTGGTATGTTGTCGTGATTGATGAGGTTTGCTAACGGCAAAAGGGAAGGTAATTTGTACCACTTGTTGACCGGAGTGATTGCGTTTTGCTTCGAGCTTTCCTTCACGAAGAGCGTCTAGAATTTGCTCGGTGGTAAATGGAGGTGGAAGTTCATAGCGTTTCTTATTGGGATTGTATTGAGAGTCATGGGTTGACATAAACTGATTTCAAGTTGGTTAATATAAATTATCATTTTAACCATATTTGATCATTAATGTAAGCTGCAAATTTATCGCCCGCACACTACGCGGGTTTTTTTATGGGGCAACGATGAAGCCAGCCACAATCAATGCTATTCACCGGCATGCAGAAACAGACTATCCACGCGAATCGTGCGGTCTGATTGTGATACGCAAGGGACGTGAAAAATATGTTCCCTGTAAAAATACGGCACGCAGTTCTGAACACTTCATTATTTCAGCGCAAGAATACACAGAAGTAGAAGAGCAAGGCAGCATTATCGCTGTAGTGCATTCTCATCCGGATGTGCAAGCAATAGCCAGCGAAGCCGACAAAGTGAGTTGTGAAGCATCTGGTTTGGTTTGGCATATTGTGCGTGTGGATGATATCGATGGTGTTGCAGTAGCAAGTGAATTAGTCACGATAGAACCTTGCGGTTATCAAGCCCCGTTAGTTGGTCGGCCATTTTTTCATGGTGTGCTGGATTGTTATTCGTTAATTCGTGATTGGTATCAACAGACAAGAGGCATCGAATTAAAGCAGTTTCACCGATTAGATAACTGGTGGAATGATGGAAATAGTGACCTTTACACACAAGGTTTTCCGCAAGCAGGTTTTAAATCCGTTGAGGCAGAGGCTGGATTGTATGAGGGTGACGTAATTTTGATGCAAATACGCAGTAAAAATGGTGTGCCGAATCATGCGGCGATTTATCTTGGTGATGGATTAATTCTGCATCACTTGCACGGACGGCTTTCCAGTCGGGATGTGTATGGCGGATATTGGCGTGAAGTGACGAGGAACGTTATTCGATTTGACAAAAACCACTAACGTTACGTTTAATGATAAATTGTTTGCCAAGAAAATTTAAAGTTTGGTAATGGATTGAAAGTTGAAGTTAGTTAAGTTTAATGGCTAGCTTCATATTGAAGTAACTCCTTGTATAGTGATTATAATTGTTTGCTCTTTGGTTTGATAAAAGAGATTTCGCCGATACAAAACTTCATTTTTAAGCAACCCTATAGCTTAAAGCCCATGGATTAGTTACTTTTAAGGAATTAAATTGACGCCAATTAAACAGCCACAACCATCAATGGTCTTTCCCATCGAAGTTCTACATGTGATCTGTAATAGCTCGAATGCTGCAGTTTTAAGAAACGTACGCGCCACTTGCAATCTTCTGCAGAACGATAACGACATCGCGAAAATGCAAGAAAATGCTCAACTAGCAGAACCGCTCGAGTCTTATTTAACGGATATTCCGCGAGAAAGTATCCCTGCAGTTATAGAAGAGTTAAATAAATATAAGGCCAAGCTAAGTGAAGAATTTTCTAATAGAAATTGTTTTGAAATTGAAACAATAGCGGAAAAATTTGAACAAGAATTGGATGATGAAAGCGAGGCTATTTTTGAAGAGACGGCACATAAAATGCTCTCTGGTTGCGAGCCGGAAAAGGTAGTGTTAGATGATAAAAGTTCTATCAACCAAATTAAAAAATGCATGTTAAAACAAGAAATTCTGATAGCAGGCCTCGAATTTCATGATGGAAATTCTGACTACAAGGTCGCCCAAAATGAAATACACAAAAAAATGCTATGCGAGACCCTTCAACGCTGGGCCAGGGCGGGGGAGAATTGTGATATTTCTTGGCTAATAAATGGAGGTCTCAAACTACAACATCAGATAGAAAACGCGGCTGCTGCATTTTCATCAAAGCCAAAAGAAATGCATGTATTTTTAAAAGAACGTCAACAGAGCGATAACGGACTGAAGGATGATCTTTTTATAAAACAAGATTTTGAAAGGCCTAATAAAAAAGTCAGACATTTCTGAATTTTGGTGATTTGACTTGATTATCAGATACGTTGGTTAAAATTCACACAGAAGTGTCTGATTGAAGCGTTCGAAGATACCTGGCTACTCCAGTTTTTTGAAAATAGTTCTTTTCTAAGGAAGCTTTTTTTTCGATTAGATTTAGGTCACTAACCACTATCCATTAAAATAGAATTCACAACAAATTTAAACCAGCCTTAGTGCTGGTTTTTTTTTCGACTAAATCATGCTGCAACTAAAAACAATCCGCCTTTATGGAAAACTAGGCAGCCAATTCGGACGCGTACACAAGCTAGCTGTGGCTAATGTACGTGAAGCTGTTAAAGCGTTGTCCGTCTTGTTGCCAGGCTTTGAACGCGAGTTAGTCACGAGTAAAGCGCGGGGCATTGTGTATGCCGTTTTTATCGGTAAGCGAAACATCACTAAAGATGATTTACAGCATCCGACAGGCGAAGAAGAAATCCGCATTGCACCGATATTGCAAGGGGCAAAACAAGCGGGAATTTTTCAAATTATTGTGGGTGCTGTTCTGATGGCGGTCGGTGCAGTGGCAAGCGCCTATGGTTTTGGCGCGGTTGGCGCACCGATGATGAAACTTGGTGCGGTGATGGCATTGGGCGGCGTGGTGCAGATGCTCGCGCCGCAGCAAGTAGGGCAATCCGCTAAAGATGACCCAAGCAATGCGGCTTCTTACAATTTCAACGGCGCGGTCAATACGACAGCGCAAGGCAACCCTGTTCCCATTCTCTATGGCCGCATGATGGTGGGTTCGGCGGTGATATCGGCAGGGATTTATTCTGAAGATAAAGCGTAGGTAAAGAAAAACGCGAAGGGAAACTGCAAAGGGGAAGCGCATGTCAGCAATAATCGGCTATGGCGGTGGTAAAAGCGGCGAAAGTAGTAGTACAAGCAGAGAAGCCAGCGACAGTTTGCGCAGTATTTCTTACGCGAAAGTACTTGATCTGGTTTCAGAAGGAGAAATTCAAGGATTAGCGAACGGACTGCGTTCCGTTTATTTTGATAAGACACCATTACAAAACGCGGACGGCTCATTCAATTTTAACGATGTCACCGTGGATGTCAGAACCGGTACGCCACATCAGGAAGTCATTGCCGGATTTCCCGGCGTAGAAAATGAAATCACCATCAGTACGGAGTTACGTTCTGATGCGTCGTGGGTACACGCTATCAACAATACGCAACTGTCTGCCGTGCGAGTTCGTCTGGCGGTTACTGCGTTAAGTCGTGCCGATGCAACTGACGGAAGCATTAATGGTCATCGGGTTGCCTACCTTATTGAACTGGCAACCAATGGCGGTGCATATAAAGAAGTAATGAACCAAGCGTTTGAAGGTAAAACCACGTCGCGTTATGAACGCAGCCATCGGCTGGAATTGCCTTTAGCTAAAAAAGGCTGGATGCTGCGCGTAACGCGCACGACACCGAATGCGAACAGCGCAACGACAGCCGACGTCACGCTCGTCTCAACGGTGACCGAAGTCATTGACGTTAAATTGCGTTATCCGATGTCGGCTATCGTTGGTATTCAAATTGATGCCAGCCAGTTTCAGGGAATTCCCATCCGTAGCTATGACATGCTTGGTCGCATCATCAATGTGCCAGGTAATTACAATCCTGCAAATCGTAGTTATGAAGGCGTTTGGGACGGCACATTTAAACCAGCGTGGACAGACAACCCTGCGTGGGTTTTTTATGATCTGATACTGAATGACCGATATGGCTTAGGGCATCGGCTGGATGGCTCCTCCATCGACAAATGGAGTTTGTACCAGATTGGTCGTTACTGCGATGTGTTGGTGCCGGATGGACAAGGCGGCACGGAGCCACGTTTTACGTGTAATTGTTATTTGCAAGCAGCGGCAGATGCATACAAAGTGTTGCAAGATTTAGCCTCGATTTTTCGTGGCATCAGCTATTGGGCGGGTGGCAGCATTATTACGTCGGCTGATATGCCATCTGACCCGACCTACATTTACACCGCCGCTAATGTCATCGATGGTAAATTCACCGGCGTCGGCAGCAGCCAGAAAGCACGCTTCACCGTCGCGCTAGTCAGCTGGAACGACCCGAATGATTTTTATAAAGCTAAGGTCGAGTACGTGCAGGACGATGATGGCATCGCGCGTTACGGCGTACAAAAAATTAGCATGACAGCATTTGGTTGTACCAGCCAAGGTCAGGCACAACGTGCAGGAAATTGGGCGTTACTGACGTCACGATTAGAAACGGATTCGCTGACGTTCTCCGTTGGATTAGATGGCTTGGTATCCAGTCCCGGTCAGCTGGTCCGCATTGCTGACCCGCACAGAATGGGGCGGCGTAATGCCGGGCGAATTCGACTGGCGACTGGTCGTACTGTCACATTAGATAAAGCGCCCGTCATTGAGGTGGGTGACAAGTTGACGGTCATATTACCGACTGCGGTATCAGAAACGCATACGGTCATTGCTATTAAGCGTGACACCGTGACCGTCAATGGTGACTGGTCGGTCATGCCAGCGCCCCAAGCTATCTGGTCAGTCGATAACATGGATCTGGTGGCACCGATCTACAAAATTATTTCCATCACCGAACAGGGTGGATTGACCTATGAGATAACCGCTTTACAACACGAGCAAGGTAAGTTTGCTTATATCGATGGCGGTACGCGCATTGAGAAACCACCACATACCGGCTTAGAAGCATCGCCAGGTACGCCAACTAATTTACTGTTTTCCACACATCCCTATTGGGTAGATGATGTGGTCTCAGCTACCAACGCGACGTTAAGCTGGTCAGGGTTTTCACCCGTATATCGGGTCAAGTGGCGTAAAGTATTCAGCGCATGGCAAGAAACTAAAACACGTACTTCCACATTGAATATGAATAGCGTGGAAGCGGGTCACTATGAATTCGCGGTGTCGGCAATTTCCAGCACAGGATTGGAATCTGCTGCAGCGACGTTGAACACGAAGGTCACGCCAACCTTGCCGCCGTTGGAGGACATCACCGGCCTACGCTTAGAAAGCAGCTTTACCTCGAACGTGGCCAAAGTCGCATGGGATAAAGTAAAAGGCGCGACCTCGTATCGCGTGCAAGTCGTTGCCGGTAATCCGGCACTGATTGTACGCACGATCAATGTCGGCAACACGCCACGTTTTGAATACACAGTGACCGACATGAAAGCCGATGGGGGCACATGGCGCACGGTGGAATTCAGAGTGAAAGCGCTCGGAAAATTTGGCACGGGTAGCGCAGTAGCATCCTTGATGGCAGAAAACAAACAGATCGGCGCGTTAGTGGCTATGCGTGTCGATCAGGGCATTCGCTCTGGCTATTTTCAATGTAAGCCGCCACCAGAAGATGATTTTGCGGGCATTTTGATTTGGATAAGTACAGAAGAAACCTGTCCGCCCTCACCAGAAAATCTTATCTACGACGGTACAAGTTGCTTTGTCACGCTGACACATTATATAGATGGCAGCGAACTCAGCAAGGAAGTGGATTACTACCTTCGCGCCGCTGCTTATGATCAGTTTGGACAAGACGACCTAACGGTTTCCACTGCCATTCCACTCAATGTAGCCGGTGTTTTACCGGACGCGAAGTCGATTGCATCGTCCATGCTCACACAAGAGTTAAGCGAACGAATTGACCAGATTGGCGATTTCGATCCCACCGGCGTAGTGGCAAAAATCGTTGAAGAACGTGAAGCACGAACCGAAGCAGATAGCGCTATCGCCCAAACTGTTACCACACTCCAAACGACACTAAATGGGAACATTGCCAGTGTTAAGACGCAAGCAAAATCGATTAGCGGCTTATCCGCGCAATACACCGTTAAAACGGATGTGAATGGGCATGTGGCTGGCTACGGATTGGCCACGACGGTTATTAATGGCGTGCCGAAAAGTGACTTCACCATACTGGCTGACCGGTTTGCTGTCGTGCAGAACGGCGTTGAAAAACGTGTGCCCTTTGTAGTGACATCAAAAAACAATGTGGCGCAAATTGGCATCGATGGTAGTTTGTTAGTCAATGGTTCGGTCACGGCGGATGCGTTATTAGCTAACTCCATCACTGCCGATAAAATCAAAGCAGGAAGTTTTTCTGCCGATATTTTTACCACGGGTATTGGCTCAGGTAATTTATGTCCCAACGCGGCATTGATTGACTTCTACACCGATGCACAAGGACGAACTCAGCCAACGGGAATGATAGTGATTGACACCATTGGCGAGGTAAAAACGGGGATTAATTATTCGGGCGACACGTTGAGACCGGTTGAAATTAATTGCTATGTGCAACATACACCGAATGACTTGTATGCAGGTAGTGATTACTGGAAACAGTATGTCGATTCTGTTTTGCCGCACATGCCGGTTGTGGCAGGGCAGTGGTATGAATTCTCTGCTTACAATGGTTCGCACCGGTGCTCTTCTATTATGCTGGTGTACTACTACAATGCAGCAGGAGAGTTATTTGCCTCTGCCCCGTCAGCTAACGATAATGCAGCGGAAATGTTCGGTGGGGTGAGTCTGACTGGCTACAAACGACTATTTGGTTTCTCGGCAGCGCCGGAAGGCGCTGTTACAGCGCGGCTCGTCTTCAGAAAAAGTCCAACGCATACAGGGCATGCTGATTCCGTTGCATTTTGGGTTCGGCCGTATTTTGGTACCGCCACCGGTGCGCATCAACTAACACCATCCGACTGGTCACCACCTGGCATGGGCACACAAATCAATGGTGGCGCTATCACAACGCGTTCCATTGCTGCTGACAAAATCGCGGTGAATCAACTCTCTGCCATTACAGCTGATTTGGGGTATGTCAACGCGGGCGCAATTAATATTAACAACCGATTTATAGTTGGCGCAGATGGAACAACGACAATTCAGTCCGCGCCATGGGGACAGCGCACGGTGATGAGCAACGGCCAAACCTTGGTGTATGACGCCAATAATGTATTACGGGTTCGATTGGGAGTGTGGTGATGGGCGCAGGGTTGGAGTGTTACGACGCTTATGGGCGGCTCATGTTTACCAATGAAGATTCCTTAGGACGCATCATCGGAACCATTAATGTGATTGGTGCGAATGGGAATGGATTTGTTGATGACGGTAATCTGATTAGTGGCAGATCGTTCGCGCTGTTTTGCGGAACCACGACCGGAAAATATTGGACTCGCTGTCTGGTGGACGTTACCGGTTATAGAGTGAGTTGGCGTTTTGAAAATTACGCCGGAGTTCAGGGAATGAATAACCCGAGTGGTTTCATCATTTACGGCATTTTCTAAGAAACAAATTAAGAGATAAGCATGACTTCTGGCTTGCAAATTTTTAACGCGAATGGTGAGATTCAGATTGATTCCAATCTGGTCAATTTTGCTTTTATCCAAAAAGGCAGCGTGACCATTCCGGCAGGGGGCTACATTAATTCCTTTCCAGCCGCACAAATTGTAGTGAATGGCGTGACGCCTATTTTATGCTTGCGTCCACTCTATTCCTTCGCGGGTGTAGTAAACACCAAAATCATCAATGGGCAGTATTCGTATCTGATTAATGGTACGGGTGGCGAAACATTTAACTGGTATTTATTCGATAAGAATCCGATGACGGGAAATAACAATGCAGGGATTCAGGTCTTTAATCAGCAAGGTGAGATGACCTTTAATTCTGATCGACATCCTATGCGCATGGCAGCCATAGGGACGATGCCATACGGCAGGCTTTGTGTCACACCGGCATATGGTTCATTGACGGCCCAGAAAGCAGGTGAATATGCCTTTTGTCTGAGTTCAGTACGTGTGGATAGCGAACGCGGTCCGACCACGAGAGCATTTATGGAGGGAGGAAGAGTGACGTCAGACGGCATGGTCGGCGGCGCTATTCAATATATGAGCGTCGGCGGGGATATATCGTTGGGGGAATCGTATTTTGGGAGCCAGGCATTACTAGTGAATGTTGCTGGTTTATAAATTGAAACAAACAAAAGCAAAAAGAAGCAACACAACGCCAACACCTTCGGGTGTTTTTTTTCGTCTATCCATTTTAAAAAAGAGGAATAAATGCAGGATACAACCAACTTTTTTACGTCGATTTTTAAATATTTATTGCCGTTATTGCCGGGTGCGATGGGTGCTGTCGTCGCCCTCAAATTTCTCGGTGAAGGGTTGAACTGGTGGCAAAAATTATCCAGCTTTAGCGTGGGATTGCTTTGTGCTGTGTATGTCGCGCCGATTGCGATTGACTGGTTTGATATTTCCGGCGTGCGCATCACGGCAGGAGTTGAATTTTTAGTGGGCTTGTTCTCATTAGCTGTTTCGCGTGAAATTTTTAACGAGATTAATAGTGCCGACATTATTGCGGCTATTAAACACCGTTATTTGGGAGAAAAACATGATTGAACTCATCAACAAAATCGCTAATTCAATCATGTTTCTTTTTTGCCTGTGGGCAGTATTAGAGAAACAATGCAAAACGCAGTTAATAGGAACGTTCTCCTTATCCTTAGTGGCGATGTCCACGCTGATGAATATTATCCGGCCAGAAAACATTGGATTAGTGGAGTCGCACTTTGAAGTGATAGTAAATGTCGTCGTGGCGGGGGCTGTTAGCTGGTACTGGTTACGGTGGCGTAAAGTTAACAACAGAACGAAGGATAACCATGCACCTGACTAAGAATTTCACGTTGAGTGAACTCACACAATCATCCTATGCCCAACGTCATCAGTTGAATAACTCAGCCTCTCTCGACGTGGTGAGTGAATTGTTCTTAACGGCGCAACTTTTGCAAAAAATCCGTGATTTTCTTTCTATCGAAAATGGCACTGATACACCGCTAATTGGAATTAGTGCTTATCGCTCACCTATCGTCAATCGTGGTGTTGGCGGTGCTAACAGAAGTGACCATTTACTTGGCAAGGCGGCGGATTTTAATGCGGTGGGGATGACGCCGTTTCATGTTTGCCAATCGTTGTTGCCTAAATTAGATGAATTCGGCATCGGCCAATTAATTAACGAAGGAACGTGGGTACACGTTTCGCGTAAGCCGCAAGCCAGAAAGATTAATCGCGTCATTACCATCGATAAGCTTGGTGCGCGTGCTGGAATTGTGGAGGTCAGGTTATGAAAATCGGATATTGGATTTTAGTTTTCATAGCAACTGGTCTTGTTTTTGAGTTACACGGCAGAAGCGCCGTGCAACAACGATGGGATATCGACAAAGCGCGGTTAGCACAACAGGCAGAAGACCTACTTCAACAACGGCATGCTGAAAATGCCGCTTTAGCAGCACGACAAACAAGCACCAACAACACAATCCAGAAAGCCCATAATGAAGAAATACATAAGGTTAATGCTGCTCTCGCTCGTTCTGAGCGGTTGCGCATCAGTTCCCACTTCTGTCCAGAGGTTACCGGACAAACCAACGCCGATAGCACCACCAGCAGCGATGAAGCCGATACCACCGTCAGGCTACTTTCAACAGAAGTGGACAGAGCTGTTAAGCAATTGATACTGGAATCAGAACAAGCTGCCGCAACAGGCAGAGCGGCTCAGGCATTCATTCGCGGCAATGGTCTGGCTGAGTAGAAACTCAACTAGCGCTCACGTATCTAAAAACACAGTAAAAACATTACCTATTCAAGGCTCTTATGGCACTCCCAATTATTCCTTGGCTTGGCGGCAAACGTCGCTTAGCCGATAAACTCATTCCTCAATTCCCTGCACATACTTGCTATGTCGAAGTATTTGCGGGTGGTGCCGCACTTTATTTTTTAAGGCCTCCAGCGGAAGTCGAGGTAATCAACGACATCAACGGTGAGTTAACGAACCTTTACCGGGTTGTACAAAATCACTTAGAAGAATTTGTGCGTCAGTTCAAGTGGGCATTATCCAGCCGCGATTTATTTAAACTGATGCAAGATACCCCAACAAAAACGCTCACCGATATCCAACGTGCCGCACGATTTTACTATCTTCAACACCATGCTTTTGGGGGCAAAGTAGATGGCCAAGCTTGGGGAACAGCGACGACATCACCACCAATCAATTTATTGCGAATTGAAGAAAGCCTTTCCGCTGCGCACTTACGTTTATCACAGTCGTATATTGAAAATATGGACTGGCATAAATGCATGACGCGCTACGACAGAGAACACACGTTCTTTTACCTCGACCCACCGTATTGGGAAACAGCTGGCTATGGCGTCGAGTTTGGCATTGAAGAATACGAGAAGATGGCCATCATGCTGCGCAACCTAAAAGGCAAAGCCATCGTAAGCTTAAATGATCACCCCGATATCCGACGCATCTTTGCTGAATTTGAGATGGATACGGTACCAATTAAGTATTGCGTGGGTGGCGGTGGAAATGCGGTGGATAGGACAGAGGTGATTATTTACAGCTGGGATCGCAAACTTGATCCAGTAGGATTATTTTAAGTAGCTAGCCAAGTCCATTCACGCAAGATTCATTCGTGCACTACACATTCCCTACTAGATCAGAACGACGACAGTAGAAAAAGGACTGCCACGCGTGATAACAAAGTTCGTGTGGCCTTTTACAAATCAGAACAACCAACATCATTTACAAAACACCTAAGGAGTCTACTACATGGATATGCTTCGCCCTCAAATTCAGGTCCAATCAATAGAGGCATTCACCTGCCAACATTTTCAACAGCTATTCAAAGATGGCAACAAGTCGGGAATTGTTACCACGACAAATAATGGTCGTAGATACGACGTTATGTGGGAAGCAGCAACCAATACCATCTCCGTAAAACGCGATATGACGAACATCGGTTCTTGGGATAGGGTCTCTGAAACTCTCAGTCGTTGGTCATCTTTTGGTTTTACAAGCCATGCAGAAAAATGGCAGCGCCATCTCATGCTTCAAAAGCATAACGTAGAAATAACCCAACCTCTCATACCCGATGTGGAAGAGTTATTGACGCAAATCGATGAGCTTGATACCAACATTGCGCCGTCTCAACATCGAAGCAACAGTATTCAATCTGATTTCAATAAATTGTGCGTTCCACTACATCAATTATTAGAAGAAAAAAAACAAAATTTGGCTAACCAAGCGCAGCACATCTTTTCTGCGGTGACAATGGAACTTCCCGTTAATAAGCGTTGGGCCCGGCAAAAGGAAACTCAACTTTCTATCAAAAACCTTCAGGAGCAAGTGAGGCAACTAAGAAAGATGATTGTAAATAGCAAAAATGCATTGGCGCTCTACGCTTTGGCGCTAGGTTCTATCAACGCCTCAACAAGTTCCGCTGTTTATGACGCGTTCCTAACAAGATATATCACCGTCATGAATAAAGTAGCGCTGTTTATACAAAACTACTTCGATCCAACGGTCAATCTGTCTAAAGCAGAGGTGGATAGCTATAACAGTCTGATTCGCAACGACAGAGCGATCACGGAGGCGTTTATTTCCGAGCAGATGGCCACTCACTTTACTTATAACGAACTGTTGTTGCCCCCTCGTTATGAGAATCCAATTGGCGAAGAAGCGCAAAAACAGGATCAAGTAAGGTTTAATTACCAACCTCACATCATGACTTTTACTAACGTGCTTATTGATCCCACCAAGACAATCAACGATATTCACTATGCTGCCAAGGAGCTAACGGTCAAGAGAAGCCGATGGCAAGAACAAATAAAGCTGGAGGAGAAAATCGGCAACTTACTCCATCGGCTTCATGACGAGAAAGAGATAAAAATATCCTCTCCTATATTTCTAGTCCGCCTCAAACAGCTCGAGGAATTACAGAAGAATATTCACAACCATGCTCAACTTCTCAGCCCAAAAGAATTAGGCCTGCTTCAGTCTCAGTATAAAAATATCGAGCGTGCTAATAGCTTACATATTGAGCTCGGCCAATTTATAAATAATCTCTCTGGCTTCATCACACTGTGGAAAAAGTCTAATTACAACGACGAAATGCAAAGCAGGATTTTGCACTTAAGCGTATTAAGAACGATGTGTGAGGAGGAGGTATCGCTAACTAATCAGGCTCTTAATTATATGGAACACTTCGCCACGTTACACAAAAATGTTCTTCAACAATGGAGCAATGGAGATGCATTCTCACGCCTCAAATTCTATGAGCCTATTTCCAGCCAGTTAAGTTATCCGGCATGGCTAGCTGAAGAACATCGACTATTTAAACAGAAAGCGCAGGAAGTGAACAACACATTGTGGGAAGCGAAGTATCAGATGCTAAGGAGTTTGGAGTTATTGAAAGCCAGGGAACAGCATTTGGAAAAAAACGTCGAGAAAACCGAAGTTATGGTGGAATCTTCTGAGGAACTTAAAGCTAAAGCACGCAGATTGCCGGACGCTATCAATTGACCGGCACAATTAATCTTATGCAACCAAATCTCTATACACCTACGGATTTTCGTAACGCGTGGCTATCTAAGCTGGGACAACGGATACAAATTCCAGATCTGGCATTTGATGACGGGGGCCTGTGCCAATTAAGCTTTGATGGCCAACTGACTGTCACTATTTATAAGCCAGTTGACACAGAAAACTTACTGTTATTTGGCCAACTTCCGGTCAATAATTTGCGTGCTGAACTCATGCAGCAAATGCTGACTGAGAACCGGAATCATTGCAAAAACACTAGCGCCGTCCTATCGCTATCGGAAAATTTGAACACTATCGAAGTTCATTTCAAGCTCACTCAACCCGAACTGGATGCAACTGAAGATATCATGGAGCAACTTATTACCAACTTGGAATATTGGCGTACGCATTTAACGGGTTACTAAAATATGACTTATGTCGGTTTCATCTTGTGAAAATTGCAGACATGTAGTTATTGTCAGTAAGCAATTTTTTAGGTTAATTGAGGGGGTACTACTTATATAATAAAAGGCGTTAAAATGCGACAGTACCTAGTGGTAAATCGTTTGAAATAACTACTGTATATTATATTGAAAAGCTAAAATCCTTTATTTCATGCGGGTTACAGCGGATTGGTCTCCTGCATGGCATGCAAGAGGTAAGCGGTTCGATCCCGCTCATCTCCACCAGAAATTACATAAAGCGATAGTGACCCGAACGATTAATTTCTGAGTGACGGT